TCCATCTTTCTTATCTTTGGATGGTTTTACTTTTCCCATATCTCTAGCAATATCATACCCTTCTTCACCCATCATCTGTTTCTGTTTCTTATTGACAACAGACTTTGTTGATTTTTTCTCATCATCAGCCCCTTCCTTGTCAGGCATAACTATGCAATTCGGGGACTTGGGAGAAACCAGTCCCCCTTTTACTTTTTTACTTGTTCTTGAAAATCTAAATCAATCCTCCACGCAGAGAAACCTTCCTTCACACGACCACGTTTCTTCGCAATTGCTTTACCGATTGCCTTACGTCTGTTTGCAAGATACTTATCTGTTCCATCTTTCTTACCATCATTGTTGATGTCACCATCTTCCTGTCCTACAGGATCCATTCCCTCTGGTATCTGTCTTCTTTGTTCGGGTGTCATTGGTTTTTCAGTTTTCTTTGAAGTCTTTTGTCCAGAGACAAAATTACCATAGTTACCATGAACTAATTTTTTCTCATCAACCATTTCCTCATTTCTGAGTTGTGCAGCAGGGGTCTTCATCTTATCAAATCTTTCTTTCTCTTTTGCTGTGGTAATAGTGCTAACAATTTTTTCTGATCTCTTTTGAGACTTACTACCTTCTGCACTATCAAGTCCTTTACTAAGTGCTTTGCGACTTAAATTACCAGCCTTACGATACATCTTTGTTGTAGGAAGAGGTTTCTTTTCTTCTTCCATCTTGCTCATTTTCTTTTTCTTTGCCTTTGCTTTCATTCTTTCTGGAAAACTCATACCATCACCCTTAGTAATACCATATGCACTTCCCTCACCCATTATATCAGTTTCTTCACCTAAAAGTTTTGATTTCGCCATTGCTTTCACAGCAGATGGTGCTGGTGATGCCTGAAGTATTTGCATGAATACTTTCTTCTTTTCCTCATCTGAAACACCAGGCTTGAGTTTTCCCTTTGCTTTATATCTAACGTCAGAAGCCAATTGTGATGCCTGTTTCTCTACATCAGAAGACCCAGCGGCATGGCCTCTCTTTTCTTCATAGACTTTTTGATACGCACTCATCAAGTCATCCTGTAATTTTTGACTAAACATTACCCTTTGCACGATTCTTTCTAGATTTATTTATAAAATTAATGATGATGGGGTTGTGTGTAAGTTTCTGAGTATATTGTCTTAGAGCATCAGTTCCAACTTCTCTCTGACTTGCAGGCACACCAGAAATTTCTGTAAATTTTTCAGTGATATCTTTAATCCAAGATTTAAACATTATATTATCTTCGGTAACTGCAATAATATGATTTGCACCTGTGCGAATAATCTTACCGATTAAACCAGTATTATCATTCTCTACGATAGATCCAACACGAAATATATTTCCATTCATATAATTTTCACGAAGGCCTCTCCAATCAAATTTAGGAGCAATCTCCCACATTTCATTTTGTTGTCTTTTAATATTCATTCCTTTTTGTATCGCAGCATATAACTCTTTCGCTTTATCATCTTTCAAACTTTGTGGTATGCCAGTTCTAAATGTATCAAAATCATCATCTGAAGCAGCCTTTCTTAATTTAGATGCAGACATCGCACTAATACCATCACCATCTGGATCACGATCTCCAGCAGATATTACATTGATACGATCAAACTTATAAAGTTTATTATTATATTTGTTTGCTAGATTCTCAAATTCTTTTTGACGATCTTGACCAACAACAATATTAACAGATTTCGCACCTCTCTCATTCGCACCTTTTAAAGCATCAAAGATTGTCTTTGTGTTTGGATTATTCATAATATGTTTCGCATGTTGTGGAAACATCTGTTGCATATATCCAATTTTTGTATCAGGATCTAAAGGATTTTTCTTTGGATCATTTGATCTTGATGGATAGATTTCATAATTACCCTTACCAGCAACCTGTTTAACTTTATTCATAAGTCTTTCATGTCCAGTCGTAGGTGGATTAAAACGACCAAACGCCACCGTCATATCAGCGTCATTGGGATCCTTTGGATTAGGATTCGCAACTGTTTGAGAAGATACTGCTTCGTATATAAATTTTGTAAAACTCTTCATATTTTTGGTGCGGGCATGGGATTACCTTTCTCCCAATTCTTGTCTGCTGTAAAGTTTGCACGACTGAACTCTAAACGATCTACAAGTTTAAGAGCTCTACCTGAACGAATCGCAACAAATCCTTCAGGTGCTGTCACACGATAACCATCTGGAGTTCTTAAAAAAGTCCCAAAGGTATTCACCTTTTGCAACTTACGAATCATAAAATTTTTCGCAGATTGTAAATTAATATAGGAGGCAACAGTCATGTATATTGCCTGTTGATTATCAGCAATAAATTTAAGACCTTTATTTTTCAGTTCTAAGTATTTATCTTTCGTGGTTTTCATCTTTTTAGTCGAAATCTCTTTGTCTAGTGCATTTGAAAAATATTGTGCAAAATCTCTTGCGGTGTTGCGAGCACCAATTAAATTACGACCCTGACGAACGTATGTATTAAAGAAAGTCTTAAACATAGTATTCAAGGTAAATTTATTCATATCGTTTCCCTTCATTAAATCTAAGAAACGAGATGCCTGTTTTAAAGATCCTTCAGTTTTATTGACAAGATTTGTGTATGTTGTTTTCTCAGCGGGAGTCATGTTTGCCTCACCTGATGCATTTTTAAAATCAGATGATGTCACGAATACATTTGCATTTCCTTGAATATTAATATCACCAAAACTGGCAGTCATTGCATCTAAAGTTCTTCCACTATATTGAGTATGAAATACAATACCAAACTTTGCTTGATCTATCTTCTGACCAATATCACTATCTTTTGGAACTGCATATACAATCGTATTTGGTTGAAATGCAATACAAGTATCTCCACCAATATTAGCTTCATACTTATCGTCAGTAAATAATAAATCTCCTTGTACAACATTTGGTATTGAAAGTGTAGATAAGTATTTGTATGCGTCTTTCAGTTTTTCTGCAAGTTGCCCAGGCGGATACATACCATCAACATCCTCCTCAGAATATGATATCTTTGGACTCACTTTATTGAATACAGACTTTGTACCAACAAAAAATCTTCCGTTTTCTGGATTGACACCACAAATTATTGCAGGCGCTCCATCCCATTTGACGGTTATACGAGCATCTGCTGCACCTTGATCTAACATGTTTCCAAGAGAACGAAGAAAAGCAACTGCTTCTTTTCCACCTTGAGAACCATCGTTCAAGATATTATCTTCTAAATGTTCGAGGTGAGTATTTTTCATTCGAGTTTGTAATAAGCAGATGAAAATCTAGATTGACTAGATGCATAAAGATATATGTCTTCAACTAATTGATCTCTAACTTTTTTATTTCTAATTGATTCTATTATGTTTATCAGTTCAGTTATTTGTAATTTTGAATATAGAAACTTAGATGTAACAATTTTTTCATTTTCCTTAAGTTCCTCTATTTGTTTTTGAGATAGTCTTGCATATTTTTTTAGACCAAAAGCAATTTCATTAAACACAGCATCTGGATTTGATGTAACTCTATTCGCTGCATTTGTTGAGACTTGAGAAATACCATGAGCTCTCAATATCATATTAAGAGGCCCCAAACCAATCTTTCCTTGATTTGCATTTGCTCCTTTAACTTCACCTTGAAATCCAGTAAGTCCAGCACCAGCACCAAAAGATCTAAACTGTATTTTAGTTCCACCAGATAATTTTATGTATCCATCAATTGATTTTCCACTATACTCATACCCTGCGTAAGTTTTATTTATTTTCATATCACCAAAAACATTTTTTGAAGATAAAGAAGCACCTGATTGCATTTTTTTCAAAGATATCCCTATCAATTTTCCCTGTTGGAGTTGATCTTGTATGCATTGATTTAAACCAAGTAAAGTTTTTTCATCGTCAATACATTTAAAATCATAATCACTTCTTATCATCCAAATGTCTGATGGATTCCATTTATTAATATTCATTCTTACACCTTCTGCTGATTTTGCTCTCTCAAAGGCAGCATTTATTCGATTTACCGTAGCATCCCCACGATGAAAAGTATATTTACCACTTCTACCAAAACGATTATATAATGCATTTGCACCAGTTATTGATGACTTAATCCATTCATCAGGTAAATTATTTCTTATGTCATCAACATTTCCATCTACACTAAACAAATCAGAATGCTTTTGAATTGTTTTCATCGTTACATCATTATTACTAATCGTCTTTCCCATTCCAAAAGCTATCGCAGCATAAACTGCTTGAGCAGATTCATTTCTTGTTGTATCTTCTGCACCAGCACCAGATCCTCCACCGCCAGTTTGTGGTTTATATATAAACCTTACTTTTTTTTGATCGAAAGTAAATTCTGTTCCACCAAATGATCCAGCATCTCTTGTAAGAGCTCCAAAAGGTATTTTGGCATCATACAAAGCATTCTCTATCGCATCCCTTGTGCTTGATCTGTTGTTATTTAAAATTTTTATTTCTCTTATCGACTTGGTATCTTTTAGAACTGATACATCATAGTTCTGTAGAATCTTATCAATCACTGATAGTTCCTCTTGTTCCATGCCTCTATTCTAACACATGGAATTATTTAGTGTACCCATAGGGTGACACTAAATTAACTGTCACCTATCTAAAAAATAATGATTTATAATTTCTATTTTTTCATGA